CTATGTCAGATTCTTCAAACCCTTGTGTGTATAAATGTATTACTGCAATTTTTGCCAATTCTGATACAAATATCTTTTGTATTCTTTCTATTGTTTTAGCAAAACGAACATCTTCTGCAGCAAGTGTGCTATTTTTTAAAATTATTCCGGATGATATTAAAAAATTATGATTATCATTTTCATCAAAAACCTCCATATTATATGTATCAGATGTTTCATTTAAAAATTCTACAGATATTACTTTGTGATTATAAGATGAATTTATAAAATTATCCAATTTACAACCAATAATATTTTCATACGTTTTTATGGATTTTCTTCCTAAATTCAAATCTGAATAAAAATTATTAATATTATTATATCCAGATATTATTTCTTGTATTCTCTCTTTTCTTAAATTTTTAGGTCTGCCTTTTTTAAATCCAATATATTCATTAAAAAATTCTATTATATCCCATCCAGAATTCTTTATAGCATCCTCAAATACATGTAATGAATATCCCATTTTCTTAGCCAATAAAATAGGTCTGTTTATTTTATTTTTATCTCCACTGTAATTTTCTATAAAATTTGTTATATTTTTAATCGAGGGTCTTTCTACCCATACAACAGAATTTTCTTTCCATAAATCTGGTCTTTGACCTTTAAACTTTTCTTTATATGCAGACATCATTGTATCTGCTTTATTATATTTCTTATTTGTATCAATAGTAATTTGTAAACGTTCCGGTGTCCAACCTTTCTTAGTTATTTCAGACCTTTCTTCAAATGACTTACTTAACCTCGAACCACGCAATTTATATGCAAATTCAGGATTATTTTCAATTTTACCATTAAAATACTCATCTATCATTTTATGAGTCCAAACCCATTTTTTAATTTCCGGTTGGTATATTTGTTCATATTTGTTTGCATTATATGCTAATTTTTTATTTCTTCTATATACTGCCTGTAAGCTATCTCCGGGTTTTAAATTTTGCGCTTCTATTTTTGCCCCTCCGGTTAAAACAAATCCATGGTCAGGAGTTAGTATTACACTTTCTCCATTATCTAAAATAACTTTTACCAATTTAGCATTCAATCGTGTTTTTTCAGCCAAGACGATTTTTCCTGGAATTATAGAATTTGTTTTCACATCATATGAATATACCCACAAATTTGAGTTGCTATTATTTTTAAATTCGTCTGATATTTCTTTTATTGTTTTTATATCACCATTAAGTAATGGTATTTTTGTATCTGGATGTAAACATTTGCCACCAATGCCTTCTTCATATCCTAAAAATGCTTTAGGTATTTTTAATGATGCCATCATTTTATTTCTCAAATATTCGATGTCTTCTATTGCATTGTATTCAAGTCCAGGTAATGATTCAATTGATGTTCCAGAATCTCCGCCTCTAACTGGTATAAAGAAATCTTCTGTCATATTCATCATATTATATTTAAGATTATACTCGCCAGTTCTTGGGTCAACATAAGGAACTTTTTTAATTTTATTTACAACATTTTTTATGTATTGTTCTGTTTCATTTGGCGGGATATTTCCGGTATCAATTCTAAAAATTCTTTTTTCTGGTGCTCTCATTATACGATGTATAAGCATCGCATCTTCCATTAATTGAAGTTGTTTCCATACTCTACGACCAGATTCTATCATTGAATTGTGTACAACTATTCCATTTGCAATAAAATTGGAATTTTTATTATCAACTTGTATATCATATGTTTTTGATAATCCAAAATCTTCAATTTTTTTAACTGGTTCCAATATAAACTTAGAAGTTTCGTCTAAATTCAATTTATTATATTTTTTAATTTGATTTTTTTCATCGGCGTCCAAATAATAATAAAAATAGTGAGTTTCAGTTGAATTGCATTCTACACCACAAATTTCAATTTTTTCATTATAATATTTATGAACAGGAATCGATGTTTTTATATTTAATGTTTGAATTAGCTTTTTAAAATCTAATATTAATTCTTTATTGCACAAAGAAATCGCATATCTATTACACCATTCATCAGTTGACATACTTCCATCTGCATTTGTTAATCCTATTATAAACGCTTTGCGTATATTTTCATCTGATTCAAATATCCAATATGGAATTCTTTTAGTATGCGCAGTTCCATTGAATCCATTATTTTTTAATATTTGAGCAAGCATTTTACTGTTAATCCAACAACTTCTTGAATTTGAATTTAATTTTATTTTTGATTTACATATTTTTTTACCAGAATATTTTTCTAATAATGAAATATATTTATTATTTAATTCTTCATCCATTCCCATTGCAAAATGAACAGAATTAACATCTGCATTTATCCAGCCATCGCCAATCAAAAAACCAAAAAGTTCTGCAAATTCTACATCTACTATAGTTGGTATTAAATTAATATCATTTTTCCATCCATTTTTATTAAAATCACCTGATAAATTTTTATTAATATAATATTCTTTTGATTTTTTAATTTTATCGTTACTTACAATCAATAAATCTTTTAACTTTATATCTATTGCTTTTTTATATTCCAATTTATGTGTATTATCATCAAAAACTAATATTGGATGATTTTCACTACAATCTATAAAATTATGTTGCGTTGATATTCTAATTATATTTTTTTCGCCACTATCTATTTTATGTAATATATTAGATAATTCAAATATCATTAAATCTGAATTAAATGTCCAAACCTTATCTTCAGTAGTAATATCTTTTATCATTTTAGAACCACACTCTGTATCAACATAAGTTTCTGGAGCCAAACATTTACCATAAGGAAGGAAGTTTGGGTCATTAGCTAATCTAAAGTGTGCAATTTCATAATTTTCATATTCTAATTGCCCTGCTAATAAACCCTCGTGCTTAAATTTTACTCTGAAAGGATTTTCTGGGTCAAATCCTTCTTCTCTCGTCATCTCATAGGGAGAAACTGGTATCACATTTACTATACCATAATTTTCCGAGATTTCTAATTTTAAAAAATGGTCGCCATACTTACAGAGTGTTCGCATCCACGGCCAAATGTTAAATTCTATGTTTAATATATCATAAAATAAATTATGTAATACATCTTTTATTTTATCATCATCACTCTTTATTGTTAAAATATCACCGAATTCATTTTTAACCGAACTTTCATCGGCGTAAACATCTAAAGCAGATGCTATAATAGGGTCTGACTCCATTAAATCATAATCACGGAATAACACTAAACGTTGCATTGAAATAGTTGCTAACTCATTGTAGCCGTATCTACCAACAGTGGAGTGAAAACCTGCCAATCCTCTACTCTTTAAAAAATTAGTATTTAAATCAGAAAAGGATTGTATTCTTTCTGTATCAGTTACTTTTAAGGATTTGCCTTGCACATTTCTGATTATTACATTCGTACTGAATAATCTCTTTAATCTATTAAATAATGATTTATCTGCCATTTGTTACCTCATTTTTTTGATACTGCCAATTATAACCTTTACATTTATTTCCAGTTTTTATACTTCTTCTTATTTCAACATCCCAACATCCTACTTGTTTAGCCGCTTCTGTAATAAAATAAAATTCAATTTTATTTCCACTATCATCTATTCCATAGACTGCTTTGCCTTTTTTACCAGAACTTCTATATCCTTTAATAATTAGTTCCGATTTATCTATTAATTTTTTATAATCGTCTTTATAAATAAATCCAAATCCATGCCGTGTCTTTTCTATATATTGTTTAGTACATTTATAAATATTTTGATATGAAATACCAAGACTTCTTCCAGCATCATGTAGGCCAGTAAATTCTTGTATTATATTTCCAGTTTTCGGGTCAAATTGCAATACGGATTTTCCTCGTCCAGTTGAACCTTTTCTAACTTTAATTTTCCATTCTTCTGGTTGTTCTCCAAAATTACCATTTCTAACATTATATCCATTTCTACACAATGTATTTAAGTTTTCTATCCAGAATTTTTCTTTATCATCTAATTGAATTTTATCACATTTTTCTATTGTTTCAAATACAAAATTTTCAACTCCATATTTTCTCATAGCACGATGTATTGGGTTTTTAGAACCATATTTTGCATCATTTAAATGGCGGGATTTTCGTTTTTCAAGTGGTCGAATAGTTTGACCAACATATATTTTACCATTAATTTTATTAATGATTTTGTAGATTTCTGGCAATTTTTTGCCTCCTATTATTATTTTTACATAGGAATATTGAGAGCATTCTCAATTTTCGCATTTTTATATAATATTTAAATTATATAATAATAAATATGAAAAATATTTAAAAAATGATGATTTTACAAAAAATTGATATATTTTTATATTAATTTGTAATTTATGATAAATTAATAATGATTGCATACTACATATCCACTTGTATATATACTTGTAGGATTTACTGCAAATGCAGGAACTACTGTTTTAATAGAAAAAAAATTACCAGGATAAACTGCTATAGACATTGTTGTATTACTCCACACACGAACTGACGTTGATTGTGCAATGGATTTTATTAAATAATCAGTTGCATCATTTATTCTAACATACATTGGCCAAGGCTCGTCAGAACCAGATGTGGCCGAGTATGTTCTAACTGCCGCAACCGTAATATATCCTGCCTCAGCTATATATGTGGTTTGTTGTGTACCATTAGTTGTATATGGACTAACAGTATTTGCAAAATAATATGTTGTGTTATCAA